CCTATGGCGGGGTAAAAATGAGCCGGGGCCCAATCGCGGACAGGGTCGCGGACCAGGTCGCGGACCTGGAGAGGTTTATGATCTACACCTTCTGGCGTGGGGCTTTGTTCCTGCACTCAAAAACAGGACATATGCCCTGGACCGTATCGGAAAACAAGGCCTACAAGTTTGAGAACGGGGTGGCCAAGTTTAAGAAGATACCGATCGAGGCTCATGAGACAATAGCGATTAACTGGCCGCTGTCTGAAATAGGCGACCTTGAGTCCAAGGTGAAGGCATTGCTCGGGGTCAAGCATGGGGCCGTGAACCAGACTTTGGGAATCGCCAGCGAGGATATTGCCCGGCGGATTGGTTTCCAGAATCTCCACAAAAGCAGGCTGAAGCTGGCGACCGAGGAGAAACTGTACCCCAAATTGATAACCGAGCTTGAGGCCGAGCAGTTGGCGGAAAAGGTGGCTGAGCCAGGGGCAGCACCACAACAAAAGAAAGTTCCTGAAGAACAAGAAGATATGGATAATTCTTGACAAAGAGAGTTTGGCCCTATATGGTTCGCCTAACTCATTAAATATAAGGACTTAGCCATATGCCGAGATCTCTTACCCGAATAGCCGCCGTACTCCTGGACAGCCCCTGGGCCATCCAGGAGTCGTGGCTGCAGGAAATGTATGCAATTTTCCGAGCCCATCAAACCGATGGAGCTTTGGCTAACTCCCTGGCTTTTAAAGGAATCCCCCAGAAAGACGAGGACGAGGATGAGGACGCCAATTACCGGTTGCACCGCGGCGTGTATCGCCGGGGTCCAGTGGCGGTGATTCCTATCCGCGGCCCGATATTCCCCCGCGCAAACCTGATGACCAAGTACTGTGGCGCCACTTCCTTGGAGTTGGTGACGGCAGATGTCCTGGCCGCGGAGATGGACCCGGATGTCAAGCACATCGTGTTCCCGTCGGACTCCCCCGGCGGGGTGGTGACCGGGGTGGATGAGTTTGGGGCTGTGCTTCGTCAGTTGACCAAACCCACTTACGGACACGTCTCCGGCATGGGTGCCTCCGCCATGTACTGGATTCTCTCGCAGATGACTCAGATCAGCATCTCCCCGACGTCCGCCGTCGGCAGCCTCGGGGTGGTGATGTCGATGACGAAGTATCGGAAGGCGGGTGCGGAAGAGTACCCGAAAGAACTGCAGTTTGTAAGCTCCATCAGTCCCAAGAAAAGGTTGGACCCTGAATCAAAAGAGGGCGAAACCGAAATACTTTCCATGGTTAACAGTATCGCCGAGGTGTTTGCCAAGGAAGTAGCCGCAGGTCGAAAAGTCAGTCTTGAGACGGTACTGGAGCGTTTTGGCCAAGGAGGCATGATCACCGGTGAGGCCGCGGTAGCGGCAGGCATGGTGGATCGCGTCGATACCCTAGAGGCTCTCCTTGATCGATTGGAAAAGGAAGAGACCACATCATATTCATCGTATGGAGATTACCAGATGAAGAAAGCTGAATATAAGGATAAATTTCCCGGAGAGTATGAAGCGATCCGGGCCGAGGGGGCCGCGGAGGTGTCTGCGAACCTGACCTCGGCAACCACCAAGATCGTGCTCCTTGAGCAGGATAACAGCCAGTTGAAAAGCCAGCTGGATAAGGCAGCTGAGGTCAATGCCGCCAACGACGCTCGATTGAAAGCCCTGGAGAAGGATAAGGCGATTGCCTTGGAAAAAGCTAACCAGGTCCAGGCTGAGGGCGTGTTCTCCGAGGTGTTTAAGGCCTCGGGTATCCCCGGCCGGCTTGAAGACAAGGTGCGCAGGACCTGCGCCACTTCCGAGTCCTTTACCAAGGACGGCGTGTTTGATGCCGAGGGTTACAAAACCTCTATCAGCGCTGAGATTGGCGATTGGGCTAAGGAACTTGGGGCCAAGGCAGAAGAAGAGCCGGTGCTTAAGGGTCTTGGCGCCAAGGGCAACGAAGACACCGACGACCTGACCAAGGTCGACGCTACGGTCGACGCCTTGCTGGCATTTGTCTCTCCCGCAGCCGCCGTGTAATCGATTAACTATATCCTTTGGAGGGTATTTGATATGAATCAGCCTTACGGACTTGGCGGATCTACTCCGCAGTTCAACGCATCCGGGCGGACCCCCGGAATCGCGCCGTTGTTTTACTCTTACCGGGAGCAGGCACTTATCCTGCCCGCGACCATCCTGGGCGGTTTTGGCCCCCTGAAGGCGGGCACGGTCATGGCCACCTATGGGGAATACGCCGTGCCCTACATCCCGACCACAATTGCTCTTACGGATGTCGGACGGTCCTTCCTGGCTGCGGATGTTACAGCGGGCACGGATTTGTACATGACCAACGCCGCGGCCCTGAAGTTCAAAGTGGGTCAGACCATCTGCTCCTCCGATAGCGACAACACCTATACCGACGGCGGACCGATCACCGCGATAGTTGTGGATGCGATCCCCGGGCTTACCAAGGTGACGGTGACGAACGACATCACCGCGACCGTGGCCAAGCTGGCCAACGTCTACCACAAGACCTTGACCAACGGCAAGTTCTCGGCGGCCACCTGTATAATCGATCAGGCGGTAGATACTGGTAGTTCTGACTACCCGGCCCCCGCCGGCGCCAACGTGTCGATCGTTCTGTCGAACGCAGTACTGTACACCAACGCTTTGGTGGGCATGGATGCGGCGGCTATTACCGCCCTCGGCGCCGTTTCCCGAGGCAAATTCACCATTCTGAAATAAGGGGAAACGAATATGAAAGGTTCCGCGGGAATTCCCGAACTCCAACTCACTACACTCAATAAGCTGGTCCAGAAGTTGCCGGCCGCGCCCACTCTCACCTTCACCAATATGTTTCCGGAAATCCGGGCACAGAGTGATTCGATCGAGTGGGAGGTCGAATACGGTTCAGCCGGCATGACCCCGTTCGTCGCCCCGGGTGCCATCGCCCCCAAGGTCGGCCGTGACGGTATCGGCAACGGCTCCGCCAAGGTCGCCTATATGAAGGAGGCCGGGTTCCTCGATGAGTCCGTGCTGAACAACCTGCGGGCGGTGGGTACAGACCGTACCAAGGAGACTGGACAGCGCCAGGTTGCCAGGTTGATCCAGAAACTCCGCGCCAGGATGGACCGGCGCCGTGAGTGGATGACCGCCAAAGCTGTTCTTGATGGTGGCTTCTCCTATCTTGAAAAAGGCGGCACCAGGATCACCGTTAACTACGGTATCCCGGCCACCCACTTGGTTACCCTCACGACCAACTACAAGTGGAACGGCGGTTCGACCAGAAATATTCTGGATGATGTGCTTACCGGTAACCAGGTGTTGGCGGATGACGCGGGCATCAAGGCCAAGTTCTGTACCTTGAACAGCACCCTGTTGAAGACCTTGATGTTGGATTCCACCATCCAGGCACTGTTGGCCAAGTCGGCCTTTGGTGATGGGGATCTCTTCAAGAACCCGGCGGGGGTAATCGGCACTTTGCTCGGTGTCGGGCCTCTGCAGGTCTTTGATGACTTCCATGAGGTTGACATCGTGCTTACCGCCGCGGCCACCGCCGGCGACACCGCTATCTACGTTACCTATGCCGAGGATGTGGCGGTAGGTGCCAAGGTGCGTTTTTACGACGACACCAAACCCAATACCTGGGAGGACAAGGTCGTTTCTGCGGTCGACACCAGTGCCGGCACCATAACCCTCTCCGTGGCTCTGGTTGGCTCTTACGCCCTGGGCAAGTCGTCTGTGCGGGTACGGGAGAAGATCGTCAAGGACAACAAGTTTATTATGTGGTCTGACACCAACGCCGATGGTATGAAGATAGCGGAAAACGTCCTGGCGCCTTTTGGCCTCGGTGGCAACTATGGCGTGACCATGGATACCAAGGACGAGTTCGATCCGGAAGGCACTATCGTCCGTATCCAGAACAAGTCTCTGCCGGTTGTTTACCATCCGGATTGTTCCTACGTACTGACTGTATTCTAAGCATAAACAGCAAAAGTTCCTGTATTAAGGCCCAGCCCTTCACTGGGTTGGGCCTTTTAATTTAGTCGATAACTATCGAGGATATTATGGAAGAAAAAAGAGTTCTTCGCACCAAAGTAACCCTGGCCTTTGGCAGCTCCCTCACCCTCCCCCCGGGGGACTACGAGGGCGACAACATCCCGCCGCAGTTGGAGCAGGAGTATGAGGCTGGCTCCCCACATGTTGAGGAGGTCCTGACCAGGTTCGAGAAACCTCGCCAAGCACATCCTGTTAAAGAAGCACGGCGCCCTAAGAAGGCAGTTACATCCGCCGACCCGGAACCAGAGAAGGTAGCTCCGACCGCATCATCTCACGAGCCTGCTGAGTAACCGGGGGGTCTATGGCTATTGCAGACACAACAGAATTGACAGCGAGGCTGGCGGCCCTGATGGGGTCTGCGTGGTCGACCCTTTCCGCGGACGCGCAGGCGGCGGTTATTGCCCAGGCCGGCGAAGAGCTTGGTTGGGTGTTTCCTATTTTGGTCTCGAGGAAAGCCTATTGGATGGTGGAGCGTTGTAAGCGCCATACTTTGTATACCACACTGGTGCTGCAGGCCGAGCGTTTCCAATATAAGCAGATAAAATTACAACAAAAATTTGACAACTACTTCAAGATAATCAGCGCCATGGACGCGGAGTTCGCCAAGGCCATGGAAGAAGAGCCCGCCCTGATGGACATCAGCGCCCTGGATGATGCCACGAGTGAGCTGCTGGCCAAGGGCTTTATGGCCAATCCGGCCGGGTTTGTTTATGACCAGATAGGCCAGGATGTAACCTATGAGTATAGCTGACGAAATTCGGGCGGTACTGCAGGAGGTGGGATCCGAGATGACCATCCGGAAACCCGGCGGCACTCTTGTCACCGGAGAGTTCCTGGATGACAACAGCCACACCGAGCACACCAACCCGATGATCGGGGCCTTCTTTTTTGACTTGAATCTGCAGGCGCCGACCGCAGCTGTAGTGGGCGACACCTTGATCTGGGGGAGTGATCCGCATCAAGCCGAGGTCATTCTCACAGCCATTGCTCCGCAGATGTTCGAGAACGAGGTTGTCGAGTACATCGCCTCCGGCTATGTGGTCAACGCCAAAGGGGCCTTCTGGAAATACGATCAAGACGCCGTAGCCAACGAGGCCAACAAATACGACCCGGTGCCCGCCTGGGTGCAGCTCTATCCAGGCGTGGAGATCCACGGCGCGGTCATGGACCAGATGTACCGCTCAATGGCCAAGCCGGCCGCAAATGAGTCCATGGATGTGTCAGTGATACGTCTGCAACTGTTTATCAGTTCCTACTTTACAGACATCGCCATGGGTATGCAGTGGCGTTCTGCTGTTGGGGGTGTGGTGTACAAGGTCGACCACATCGAGGACAACAATTTCATTGGTATCAGGTCCGTGTTTTTGACGGAGGACACCAGGGCATGACGAAAAAGATTGTAGAAAAGCGGTTAGGTCGCGCAATGTATGGTGCCCTGATGTTATTTGAGCAAACCTTTGAGGGCAAAAAACAAGAATATTCAATAGGCCGATTTACCAGCAATCTTACGAGATATGGACGAGGAGTTGAAGGTCTGGGTAGGTCTATGTACTACTTTGTTCCAAGCGGAAAATACGGCGGTGGTGGTACCTTGACCCCAGCGATGGCTGTCCATGCCCTGGATTACATTAAAAAATCTTTACTGGCAGGAGGCAACAACCCCAGATACAAAGGCCCACCAATGGATCCACTTAGTGACGGCGAGGGGACTAAGGCTGGGCCTGGTTGGGGGTATGCACATTGGAAGCACAAGGTCTCCTATTTTAGAGGTGCCCCGTTGATGCGGTTAACAGGGGCTACGCTGGCCTCGCTTGGTATTCGAACAAGCGCGGGAGGCAAAACCGTGATCACGGTTAATGGAGACTATGTAGGCCCTTCAGCAGCTCCTGGTGTGCCGGGGGTGAAGGTATCAGATTATGTCTATGTCCATGAATATGGCAGTGGGGGTGTAACTGGTAAAATCCCTGGCCGGCCGATAATTACGGGCTCGATGCTTGGATGGATAGCAACCCAATCGGATGCTTGGCGTATAGCCTTTCAGCGGCTTATGCGAGAAATCGTCTGGATGAAACGTGATCGTGGTGGGAAAGAGGATCTGGCGGACGATATCATTATACCAAGGGATGATGAAGATGACTCGTCCAGTGGTAATAGTGCGATAGATGTTCTGGCCAACATCAACCGTCAGGCTGACCGCTTGGACAACTTAGCCAAGACCGTGTCCAGGGTAGCAGCCGATCTCGTCTACAAAACAGCTAGGGCAGCACCGCTTACGCCGACACAGAAATCCCAATTGAAACCTATTCTTTTTCAAGAGCTAGCCAGCAGTGGTTACAACTCTGATAAAATAGCAGAGATCGTTGAGATAGCTTTTGGTGGTAGGATCCCAAGAGAGTACATCTACGATTAAGAGGCATTACATGCAAGTATTGGAAGTCCTTCCTGTCGGGTTCAGAATAATCGTGGCGTATTCCCTTGACGATCTGAAGCACCTCAAAATCATCATGGACAACATGACCTTCAACATGGACGGGGACAACCCCGCCCACGTCGCGGCCAATGCCTACCTGCACGGGCGCTTCTACCCTGAACTTGCTGACACCCTAAAGGAGCTGCTGCCTAATGTTGCTGCATCCGACCTTAAGTGAAGAATGTATCCAGTACTCCATCAAGAAGTACTTCTACAGTGGCTTAAAGGCTGTAGATGGGGTGCCGGTGTACTTCGCGCATATTTACATGACCCCCAAGGCCAGTGTTTCTGGTATCGAGCACGATACCTGGGTCAAGTTTTTCTTTGGCGGAGCGTACCCTGTTGGCGGCCTGAGCGTGGTGAAGGTCGGGGCCTACGTCTTTTCCCGGGGCTCGGCTACGGCCTCGTCCGGCAATCTCCTGGCCCAGACCAGGGACAAGCTCATGGCCTATTTGGTTAATACTGACCCAGCGGGGAATGGTATTCAGGCTATCCCTTTGTTGGACTTAACAAATGTGGAGTGCTCCAGGATGGTGGTGACTTTGGGGGAGCCCTCGGACGAAGAGGAAGCCGACGACAACACCCTTTATCGGTTGATCCCAATTCGTTTAAAATTTGCTACAATATAGGCAATTTATGTACGAGGCGAACTGTGAGAAGTGTGGCAAACGACTGCTGGTCCGGCAGGATAATGGGCTGTGGCGGTTTGAGTTCGGCCGTTTTGGCTCAAGGAAGGAGCCAGTGGTCGACATTGAAATCCACGGATCTGTCAGGATGTTGTGTCTGAGGAAGAGTTGCAGACATCTTAATATATTTGATTTTTTCCCCAATAAAAGGTAACTATAGGCAAAAGTGTACAACCAGTCCTGCTGTGCAGGAATAGTATCCTCGGCTTAATTAACTTTACGGAGAACCACTATGAGAACAGGACCTATTACGAGAGACGCCTCAACCGTCCAGCTTGGCTTAAGCCAAATTCGGATCGGTAAGTCCGCGTCGCATATCGCCACAGTGACTCCGGTGCTGACAGCCCTGGATTCCCTTGGTGCCTTGGCTTCTACCGCCTTCAACTCCGAGACCGAATATTTCGATCTGGAGTCGGGCTTTCCGCTGTCTTTGGATGCGACGTTCCCGATGCGGGAGACCAACACCCTGGAATGCGCCTTCAAGGAAATCACTCCGAAGAGCCTGGCAATTTCCCGAGGTATGGACCCTTTCGCGGATATCGCCGCGGCTGCCACGATCCTCTCCACCAAAACTATTGCCGGCGTTCACGTCGTTGATGATATCGCGGTTACCAATGCTGGTGGAGTTATCACCGACATCTGGACGATAGTTTTTACTGGCGCCGCCAACTACAAGGTTTATGGCAGGATAACGGGGTACGTCGGCACCTCTGCTATTACCTCCGCGTTCGCTCCGGACAATGGTGGTAACCCCTACTTCACCATCCCTGCCAACCACTTTACTGGTACCTGGGCAGCTGACCAGGAACAGGTATTCGCCACTACAGCTTTTGTTTCCGGAACCAGCGCCTACACCAACGCTCATCTCGGGAATATCCCTCTTGGCACCCTGGCGGCGCCGAAATTCCTGAGGGTCGAGGCTGTATACACCTTCCCGAACCCAGCCTACTCGATGGTAATTGTTTTCCCTCGGGCGAATATCACTTCGAGCTTGAACCTCGATCAGCAGCCCGAAGACGCGGCGGCGGTCACCATGACAATTAAGTCCATGGGCGCCAGTGAGGATACTACTGGCGGCAACGCCGCGTGGAACAACATGCCGAACGGCCAGATCCTGTTCCTTGGCGGCTGATAGCATTGAGCAGTAACAAGTCAGGCCGCCTATCTTATACAGATAGGCGGCCTGAGTTTTAACCTCAACAGGAGACCAAAATGGCCTTAAGTCCTAAAATCAGGAAAGTTGAAGTTGGTGTACGAGAAGTCCGTGAAGAGATTCTTTATCCTCTTTCGATGGCAGATCAATTAGCCCTACCGGACCAGATCATTGAAGCCGTTATTCAGATGGGGAAACTAGATGCGGGAGATCTTGCTGTTTCCACAGTCAAGAGCCTCTCAGGCAAAGGTGAACCAGGTGACGACAAGGACATGGCGACAATAAAAATCATCATGGACCTTATCGTGAAGAACATTGGTTACATCCTCGAGAAGTGTATGGACAAGGTCACCATGGCCGACCTCACCAACGAACAGTTCATCGACATCGTTGATGCAATATTTGAGGTCAACTACGAGGGCGCCGTGGGAAAGGCCTTGGACCTGGCGCAGAGGGTGAAGAAACTGTTTCGACCGGAGAAAGCGGCGACAGGTCCAGCAATTCCGGAGTTGACACCGCAGTAGCTTTTGTGCTGCAGAGCTACCCGGCTTACCGGATAGAGGACTTCTACACGAAGTCCTATCGAGAGGGGGGCGTGACCTATGAGCAGTTTCTTTTCCTCCATAAAGCCGCCGACGACCAACTGTACGGGCGCAACCGATTCATGGCCGCCATTCACGGGATCGATATTGACACCCCAGCAGCAGAGAAACCTGTTGGTGGTCCTCCCCGGGTTGCAACCAAAAGAGCAGGCTCCAAGATGCTGTTTGGAGATCCGGCGGAGTATACACACCTATCAGAACAGGAACGTGCCGAGTTGACCCAGAATATGCTGAAACACTGGAAGCCGCTGGGGAGTAAAATGTTGGAGCCGAAGAAACCAGAGTATCACACTTAAGGAATCCGCATGGGCGAGCAATCAGCAGTATTAGGGTTGGGGTCGAAGATTGAAGCCGGCACCAAACAGGCCTTCTCTACAATAGCCGACGGGTTCCGCCAGATCGCCAAGGCCATGTCAGACTCCGCCGCAGCAATGCGGAAAGTTGGGCAGGAGGCGCCAGCCAAGATCTTTGAGGACACCGCCAAGAGCATCAATAAACTCACCTCCGGGCTGGACAAGCAAGTAGCCTCGACGAAAATGCTGTCGAAAGCCCAAGTGGAGGGGCGGGCAGTGGTTGAGGCTGGCGCTGCCGCTCAGGAAAAGGCTGCATCTAAATTGGCGAAGGCCAATGCCGAACTTGAAAAGACACCGCTGATATCTGCCAAGGCAGCAGCCCAGCTTGACGTGCTGAAGACGAAGTTCCACGATGTGTTGAACGCCCCCGGGTCTGCAGGGAAATCCGCCAATACGCTGCTGTCTTCTTTTCTGACCCCTGGAGTGGGTAAGAACGGGGAGGCCACCTTACCCAAGATCAGTGATGGTGGGCAGACAAAGATTCTGGAGGTGCAGTTGCAACGGCTGCAGGCAAGCTATCGAGAGACGACAGCGGTCGCAACCAAATCCGCGGCTACCTTCCAGAGCCTGAATGCAAAGTTCCCCGGGTTTGAGAAACATATACGTGCCCTAGACAAGACCAATCTCTCCTATCAGGAACAGATCAATGTCCTGAAAAGACTTAAGACAGCAAGAGCAGAAGAAGAAGCGAAACAACGGCAGGCGAATAAGGAGTTAATTAAAACGGCGGCTCTGAACGAAAAAGCATCAGCAAGCGTCAACAAATTAGCGAGAGATTACAGTAGGCTACTCGCCTCTAAGGGGGCTACTGGAGCGAACGCCAGAAATCTCTTTGCACAGTTTGTACCCCAAGCAAGTGACAGCAAGAAAATTGAGGAGTTGAAAGCTCGGCTGGCTGAACTTCAGAAAAAGTTTGGGGAAGTAACGACAGCAGCAACCAAATCAGCTGCAGCCTTCCAGAGCTTGAATGCGAAGTTCCCCCAGTACGGGAAACAAATTGCCGCGCTTCAAAAAACCAATCTCTCCTATCAAGAACAGATCAATGTCCTGAAAAGGCTGGACGAGGCCAAGAAGAGAGAAGCCCAGTCCTCCGTGGATTACAGTAGGCAGTCAGAGGGTATCCAGCGCCTCAGGAAACAATACGCCGACCTCCGCCTCAGCACCGATCGGTATGGCCAGGCCGCCAACAAGATCCTCGGAAACATCCGAGCCCACAATATCGAGATAGGGAAGGCCGGGGCCGCTTTAGGGGTCCTGCAGCGCCAGCAGAGAATAGCCGAGAGGGGGTTCACCACACTCGGCGGAGCTGTCAACCTGGTCATAACCAAACTTCGTTCCTACTCCGGCTACCTCGTAGCCTCGTCAGCCATCTTCACTTTTATCGCCGGTATCAGGACGGCGGTGTCGACAGTCGCCACTTACGACCAGTCCCTGAAGGACCTCCAGGCCATTACAGGAGCGACAAACGCCGATCTGACGTTGATGGCGGACACGATGAAAAAGGTGGCCTCCGATACCAAATTCTCGGCAGCAGAGACTGCCGAAGGGATGAAGCTTCTTGGCCAGGCCGGTCTGGATGCCAAGGAGACCGTAGCTGCAATCCCCGGGGTCACCAACCTTGCTACCGGTACCATGACGGATCTGGCTACGGTAGTGGATCTGACGTCAACTACTTTGCGGGCTTTTGGCCTTGCCGCTAAGGACACCGGCTACATCACCGACGTCTTCGCCAACGCCGTCAATAAATCTAAGCTGACGATCGAGGATATTAAGACAGCCTTTAACTACATCGCTCCCGCGGCCCACAACGCCGGCATGTCTTTGGACGAAACCGCCCGGGTGATGATGGTCTTGCGCGACAACGGTTTGAAGGCCAGCTCCATGGCCACGGGCTTCCGCCGGATCCTGGCCAAGCTGGCCATCCCGACGGAGAGCTTTAAGAAAAACGTTAAGGCTGCCGGATTGACTCTGGCTGATTTTGATGTGAACTCGCAAGGGATCTCCAGGGTACTCCACAACTTATCCAAGGTCGTGACCACCAACAAGGAGGCCTTCGCTGACTTCGGGGTTTACGGCTCTGCTGCGGTTACCGCCCTGATCAAGGATGTTGATAAATTTGATCTACTCGGCGCTTCCATAGGCCGATCGGGATCCGCGGCGGAGATGGCGCAGATCCAGTTACAGGGTCTGCAGTTGATGTTCAAGAACCTTCAGGATAAGGTCAAAAACCTGTGGATCGCCATGGGCGAGGGCGGCCTCACCGGTGTATTGAAGGCCATGGTCAATGTCGCCAGGGGCGCCGTGGACGTACTTACAGACTTAGCCAGTAATGGAGTCGTCAGATTTGCCGTGCAGGCGACACTGGCCGCTGCCGCCGCCCACGGCCTGGTCCTGGCTTTTCAGTGGTTCAAAGGCGCCACCTTTATTACCTCAGCGTTGTCTTCAATATCCCTGGGCTTGGCTGCGGTCCAAGTGGCGATGGGTAGTACGACTACCAGTACCATCGCTTTGACTATGGCGCTGAACAGCCTGAAGGCCGGTTTCATGACCTTTCTGCCTACAGCGATTGTTGCCGCGATCGGGTACGTCATTTATGAAGTGACCACCTATACCCAGGCTTTGAAGGACAACGCCGTTGAGATCCGAGCCGTCACCTCACAGGTTGAGGACCAGATAGTAAAGCTGAATGCAGCTGAGCGGGTATTTAAGAAAAACACAGCTACCCAGAATGCCCAATCTGAAACTCTGGAAAAACTGATTGCTGACTACCCCAGATTCGCTACCGCCCTACGCACTGCCATGGGCGACGGGGAGGATCTGGCCAGAGTCTTGGGCGAGATCCGGAAGGAACAGGAAGCCCTCCTCCAGCAGAAGTTGGGTGAGGCGATGGCCAACACCAGTAAACTGCTGATCGACAACAGCTTGGCGGCTTCAAAATATGAGTGGAGCCTCCGGGAACTTATCCAGTCTCAAGCCGCCGAGGACGAGACTCGGAAGCAGTTCAGTGAGAATAACGCGAAATATACCGAGCAGTACATCCGGGACGGTAAGGCAAAAAAGCTTACGGATAAGCAGATAGTTGCCTCTTTCCGGGAGGCCATGCGCGGTAAGTTCCTCTCCTCCAATGAAGTGGATAAGATGGTCGCGGGCCTCGAAGCAGCGCTGAAGTCGATGGAGGACCCGGCGTATCAGGCGATGGTCAAAGTAGGCAAGGCAGGCGCTGCCGGTATAATCGATGGCTTAGAGCTGGCTGAGGAGTTTGACAAATCCATAGCCACTATAGACTTCAAATCTTCCAACCAAAAACTGGAAAAGGGGCTTGCTGAAAGACTCTATGCTATTTCCGTGGCTGAGGCCAAAGGCACCGTCGCCCATGAAGAAGCGGAACTCACAAAGCTCAATGCCACAATCAAAGCCTACGACGAGATGGTTGAAGTGGCCAAGGCTTACGTCAAGGCTGCGGATGCGGGTGGGACCCCGGAGCAGCAGACAGAAGCACAGACCATGGTTAACGCCGCAGTTGAAAAGGCCAACCAAGTCAGGCTCCAGAAGCTGGAGGTATTTGGGCAAAAACGTATTGCTATTGAAGAGAAGCTCTCGTCTTGGCAGGAGAAGAGAATTGCCGAGGAGGCCAAGCACGACGACAAGGTGCTTGAAAATAGGAAAGGGACAGCGGACAAGCTGGCTGCCCTGGAGAAGGCCTCCGGTTTGATGGCCAAGAGTGTGGCCCAGGATGTCCTGGACTTTCGGGAAGAGCAGTCAAAGGAACTTGTCGAGCTGGAGGAAGAGGCCACTACCAAGATTGTCGAGATCGCTCGCGACGCCAAGGACAAGCGGATAGAGGCGGATAAGGATTACGAGGATAAAAGAGCCGAGCTGGTCAAGGCCAGGGTAGAGATTGAGCGGTCGGCGGCGGCAGACATAACCGGGCTGCAAGACTCTCTTCAGGACAAGATTACTAATATCAGGATGAAGGGTCTCGAGGGCCAAGCCAAGGAAAGCGCGTTGGCATCCGCGGCTGCCGAGCGGCTCGCCGCCGGGCAGCAGGCGCTTGCCGAGGCCAAGGCCAAGAACGACAAGGAGGCTATAGACCGGGCCAAAGAACTTATAGAGTCAGCTGGCGGCTACTACGACCAGTTGGAGAACCCAACCAGCGCTATCTCTGGTCTGCAGCAGGTAACAGACGCCTTGATCGAGGCCAGGAAAGCCCAAGAGCAGGTAGAGCTTGCTGAGAATCAGAGTAAGCTGGCTAAGGAAAAAGCGCTTCATCGAGACAAAATTAACGAGATCAATAAGTTAGAGGACGAAGCTCTCAAGAAGAACCAGGACAGGTTCACAGCCCGGGTTGACGCTGTTAACAATTATTATGCAGCCGCTATGGCGAAAGAGCAGGCTCGGCACAATGCTGAGATGCAGCACATTGATAGTGAGATCGCCAAGCTCAAGGAAAAGGCCGCGGCGATCGCCAACCAGCAATCCGCTGTGATCAACAGCCCGGCGCCGAGTGGCGGTTCAGACAACTCCGGAGGCGGCATCTCTCCTGATTTTAATTGGGAGCAGTACGAGCGAGATGTTGGTATAGCCACAGCCAAGGGCATCCAGAAGGGAGTTACTGACGGCACTACCATGTCGGCGGAAGAGATCAAAAAGGCAGTAAGCGACCAGGTTGCCGCCGGCACCCGGGAGGGATTGTTTGACGGGGTGAAGGTCGATGGGGTGCCTCTTGAAGAATGGAAGGCGCAAGGACGGGAACAGGGTGCGGTCATGGGTCAAGCCACCACCGAGGCCGTCGCCCAGGAGATGAAGGACTTCGATATAACCGAGAATCTCGAGGGTGCCCCGGTGAGTGTGGTTATAAGCCCGGCTACCAAGAAGGAAGTTGAGCCGTTACTGGATAGTATTCGAGAGGCCCTAGACAAATACCCCGGGGAGCCGTCTCTTGATTTCACGAAAGCTGAGAAAATGATTCGCGAGTTTGTCCGGGACGCACAGCGCCGTTACACAATTGAGATCCCGGTAACCACTACCCAGGGTAAGGCTGCTGGCGGGCAGACCTATGCGATGGCCGGCGGCGGCAGGATCCCGGGCACGAAGTCCCCGAAGGATAAGGTGAAGGTGTTGTCGCGGCCGGGTGAGTGGTGGATACCGGATGAGCAATCCACATATTGGGCCAGAAACTTGGGCGATTGGTTTATGAACGCGGTCCACAAGCCCATGAGCCAAGCAGGCCAGTACCTCAAGAATTCAGTGTTGAAGGGGCCCACCTCCCGGGCAGTGCCGATTCCGGTGCCTGCGCAGTCGGGGATAAACACAAATGTATTGTCTTCATTAAATAATTTAGGTACATTGGATGCCAGAATTGGGGACCAGGTTTCTCGAGTGGTTGATGCCCTGGCCTCCGCTACTTCTGGCGGCGATACCTACCAGCTCCATTTCAGCTATTCTGGAGCAGCGTCCCAGGCTTCAGCAAAAACCTTGGCGAAGTCGGTCATGAATGAATTTATGAAGATGCATAAAGGGCGCTCATGATAATACCGCTGACTGATGGGATCGTTACCGTAAATCTTCATCACATCATTTGGACCAACCGCAGCCAAGACAGGGCTCGGGGTAGTGAACGGGCAACTTTTGGCCGTTTGGTGGTTCAGCGCCTGGCAGGCCCAACAAACCAGGATATTATCCTGGAAGCCAAGGTCGATGGCAACCGCCTGTCAGGGTGGTTCCTGTGGTCTCAGGTAGCACAGCTCGCAGCCTGGCGGGATGATGGTTCAATCCTCACACTTACCTACGATACGGAAACCCGTTCCGTAATGATCCCCTTGGGCGGCCTCAGCATTGAGCCGTTACGTCAATACTCGAAAACCCCTGCCGGCGATGAGATATGCGCCGGCACCTTGACCCTGAAAGAGGTATAGCATGCTATCAACTGATATTAAATGGTTTCGTCCGCTGGCCAATGGTCGGTGCGGGGCAACTGTCATCACCTCCGGAGTGGTGCAGAACGTTTTTCCCCATGTCACTAGTGCCCAGCGTGCGGCGGGGTTAGACACCTATAAAAAAACCTTTGCCGGTTTGACCAATACCGACAACCTTCCCCTGCTCGATCCGGAAGACTACCACGACGCGCCGACGATTTCACCTGACGATTATGTGGTGAAGTGGCTCTCCGGACAACGTACCACCGAGGCTGGGCTGGAGGCGGAGATAGCCACGGCCGACCTAGTCGGGACTGCCTACCTGAAAAACAACATCGCCATCGGCGCTTTGACCTTTGTGGTCACGGTGAAAAATGCCGCGCTCTTGCCCGGCGGTGCGAAAGACATCTTTAAGGACGGCTATAAAATTAAGGTCTGCAGCCATACGTCGGCCACGGCGACAAATGGCGCGGAGGAGGTAAAAACCATCTCCGGCACGCCAACCTATGTCGGCCTGGATGTAACCATCACTGTTACTGAGGAGTTTGTCACCGCCTTTACCGCCTCGACGCCGCCGTACACTCAGGCCTCGGTGCGGGTCAGCTCGTTGCTGGAGCCTGGCGACGTGCAGCCGAGCAACACCGCTCCGTTCAAGACCTCCACCGCCGGGACCATCGATGCCGGATCGTATCCGCTCATCCTCGACAACCAGGGCACGGTTGACGAGGACATTGCCCTCACTTTTACCGATGCTACACATTTTACTGCTACCGGAGATTCCATTGCCGGCACGTTGGGGTCTGGAGACACCGGCACGGACTTTGCCCCGTCTAATCCCGATTTCACCAGGCCGTATTTCACTATCGAGGCGGGATTCTGGGGCGGCACCTGGCAGGCAGGCGACACCGTGACCTTTACCACTCACCCTGCCCGCATTCCGCAGGGGCAGTGCCGGATTGTCCCGGCAGGTTCGGCCTCGCTCGCTAATAACAAATGCACTCAAGTTTTGGCTGGCGAGGCGGCAAGCTAATGTCAGAGTTTTTGCCATTTCGCATAACTCGAAGTCTTGCTAGATCGGAGACGAAGAATCGAATCCTCCTCGAACAGGAACGTTGGGACCCGTATATCGGGATGCTGACCAAAGGGGGTGTGGTCGCCTATTTGCACGGGTTGCTGTTTGGTGAGGAAAGTGGAGTTGAGAAAAGGTGTGGGGTTGATGAGGAGGGCAATGTCTCCAGCGATATCTTCGCCTATCCAGATCCTCCGGATCTCGGGTACCACCTTGGGATCAGTCACGGAGTGTTGGGGCCGAGGGTTATCACCGACCTGGTCTATGCCGAGCTGCTACAGATTCAGGGCGTAACCGAGCCTGCGCTTCGCTACCCTACCAGGGAGATTCTTTCCGCGGAGTGGGTGACCGACGCCTTCGCCGTTGACGGTGAAGCGTTGCCCCGGCCGGTAGTGAGTATTACTGATGGCCGGGTCCGGATTGCGCAGGCCGTATACGGCACCATGCTGGTTATATATCGAGTTGTTCGGCATAGCTATGCGGCGACCATCTCTCCCCGGCCGGAGGCGGCTGAAAATAGGTACCAGAGTTATATCTATGCCGTATGGCCTGGCGGTACCAACTATTGTGCGTATGAGCTGCCGCCGGCTGTCGAGAACGGCGGGCGCTGCAACCTGAACGGCGACGATGTGGACATCGACAGCCCGGATGGCTGCAGGCCGCCATCCGTGCGACCTGAGGATCTGCATTATGATGTCGACTATTGCGACGGGACGGTATCATGAGCGAATACGCATCTCTGCGCATCACCAGATCTGCAGGCCAAGGTACTGCCGGCAATCTATGGGTACGGCTGGAACAGATTGTGCCGGCCAAAACCCAGCGTTATGCAAGCCTGGCCGATCTATACCGCTCTTGGATGTATGCCGCCTCCGGAAAGTCGGCAAGTCGGGTGAGGATGTCAGGTTGCCCTGTTGAATTTGACGGAACAGTTGTCCGTTTTTTCCTTGGTTTTTATGCCTGGCCATCAGATCCAGAATTGCCGTACCAATTGACCACCACTATCGGCCAGGTCGGACCGCAGCAACTGGTTGAGCTGCCCCGCGAGTTTTCCGCTTTTGCGAATAACGCCACGATCATCGACCTGGAATGCTATATGGTGGACGTGACGGTGGTGTGGGAAACACCGGTTTATGATCGATACGGCGAGCAGATCGAGGAGCCGGAGGTTGTCAACATGGGCAACCATCTTAAGCTGAGCCATGAGATCTTCGGGGCGTTGCGCATCTCCGGCAAAGCGGTGGGCGGTTACCATGTTCTGGCGGTTGAGGTTGACAAGGGCCTGTGGAATGAGCCGAACGCGCCGGCTCCTGAGCAGGTTCAGGGGGACAAAACCTTTATCAACCAACTGCCGGAAAACACCACCAACAGTAATAAGATATCCAATATCGAGGCCACTGTTACCGCCTTCTGGCTGGGGGTAAAAAACAATAACACCGACACGGACCAACTCCGTCTGGAAGTGCCGCAGTGCGTGCTGGATATACTCAACTGGTGTCCCGGCAATCCCCTTTTTGTTTTGGATTGGTGTCATGAGGTGAGCAGCACCCAGGTGTATTACTCCACCTGTACCGGGGAAGTGCTGAAGGTTTGTAACGGTCTCGATCCGCAGCGGTATTGCACCCGGGTTGAGTTGCAGCAAGATCCTGGTCCGTGGTTGAGGGGGTTATTATGAGCGGGTTTATGTCGCTGCGCATCGAGCGCGCCTCTGACGTGCCGGACTCTGCGGTCAATCCGTCGTATTGGCTGCGGATAGAGCAGGAACGGGAGGATGGCCTGGCCACCACCGGGGACGTGGCAGAGGTGGCGGACGCGCTCTATGATATTGATCCCTGTATCGTAATTGAAGATGAGAATAGCGCGGAACCAGAGGAAGAAACAGCGGCCGGGCCTGACGAAGAGAAATTGCTCAGCGCCGCCAGGGAGGTGTTTGGCGATGGTCTGCTGGCCTGTCGCAGGGCCTTGTCCGGCGACTACACCGCGACCGCCCGCCTGTATCGTAGCCATCCCGCAGAGGGTTATCGGCTGGTGTTATCGGCTGGTGAAGTGGTGCAGACCGTGGTTGCCTCGGAGCAGCTCAGCCTCAACATCGACATCAAGGGCGACACGTCTGTTGAATTGGAATATCCGGTTGACGGCCCCTTTGCCGCCGGCTGGCTCGGGTTGGTGATCGGCGCATCAGGTATTGTTGAGGCTCCGGAAATAAAGCGGTCTGGCAATACTCTGTATTGGACGGAATCGGTTACTGGAACCATCAGGGTTGAGTTTGCCACCCAGTACGATTTGATCACCTTTGAAATTCCCGGCATCCCCAACTCTCCGGGGTCGGAGTTGGGGATGCCGCAGGATGTTAAGCTTTTGGCGTTTTACCATATGATGGTGTTTCAAGGCGACAGCCAGGCACCGGCCGGAGACGACACTATCACTGCCGATTATCTACTGCGGCTGTGTGGATATATGGAAGACGGTGGGGTTGGTACTACTGATGATGATGATGACGAAGGTCCCCTGCCGGAACCTCCGCCGCCCCCGGAGTATGGCTGTCAACGATGGGATGATAAGTTGGCCTCACAGGAAACATATAAGGCTATTTGCTGCCATTACGACCCTACACCGCCCCCGCCATCTTGCCTGGAGTGGACTGAGCCAAACCCTGGCGGGAAAAGTCTGCCGCAAGAGGTGATAGATAAGTATTTGGCTATTAATCCGAATACGTCATTTCACCCTGTGGCACCTAGTGGTGCTGAAGGCTGCGGGACTGTTTATTATCATTTACGAGTCGATCGTAAGGCCTGTTGTGATGATATACCACCCCTTGAAGCGCATCCAGACAATCCTACATCTATTTCCGCAGGCGGTTCAGTTTTGCTGAAAACATCTGGAGGGGATGGATCAAAGGTTGGGTCGTGGGTCTGGACCGCAAGTGCTGCCCTTAGGTTTGTTAATGGCAGTAATGTTATTCGCGGGGGGGCGGAACAGTGGGTGTTTGCCGCTTCTGGTGCCTGTGCAAATAACATGGTGAGATTGGCTGACGGCTGCAGCGTGCTGACGATGCCGTTAAGTGGCGATGCTGTCCCTTTAGAAATAACAAACTGTGAGTCGATGGTCGTGGCCCCTGGGGGGTATGTGGTGGTCTACCACACCGGAGGTGTCGCGCCGTATACGTACAGCTCAGACACTCTGATTAACGCCGGCGGGGGCTTGTTTTATGTGCCGCTGGATGCTTGTGGCCAAGCTACGGTGGCGGTCAGCGACTCTTGCGCTGATGTGGCAACGTGCCAGGTAAAAATCACGGTAGGAAAATGGGAAACGGTGGGCCCCGAGGCTGGTCAAGAGTGCGCACCGGTGGCCGGCTGGAGTACGGCTAATAGCGTCCTCGTGTACCAGTCGATCTATAATAACAGATTTGTTTATCGCACCTTAACGAATGTGCTGGATATAATATCCGACGTGCGGACCACCACGCTGAATCCGGCGGCACCGTGCGATATGTGCCCATGTGGCACCGACCACGGCAGTTTGCACAAGCCCTGTGATCATCCATTTGTGGGCGAACTAATAAACGGATACTGCCTGCGGCCAGGAAACGATCCTATCGGGATGGCTGAATTTTTACAATTTGTAGCTGAGTGGGTGTGCCCATGACCGATAAACCAGACAAACTGGCGGCTGATTTTTTACGACCATTCAGTGAGCAGCAAAAAGTTATGTTGCTCACTTTGGCAATAGAGGCTGACACTTTCGGCCTGAATATGAATGATATAGTGGTCATATTGCAGAAAGACTTTGAGAGCAGGGCTCATTTGACCGAAACCGCCCTCCCTCCCCGGAAGAAAGCACCTCCAGTTCTGACATGCCATGAGTGTGGGTCTCTCTTGATATTACGACCAGTTAATATTTCCCGCTGCACCAATATTGGCGGCAATTGGAAAACCTCACTTGAATGCGGCAACCGTGCCTGCATGTACACCTCCTTGAGCATTAAATCCGTGACGGAGCTGCAGAGATGACACTGGATACGTGGACACTTGGCAAATCGACGCATCGTAAGAGTCTCGACGGTCTAATTTTGTGGAACAGTGCCTCAGACATAGGTTCGAGTCAATCTACCCTGGGCCATTCCGCGGGAAAATGGTATGTCGAGATACAGCCTATTGGTGCCATTGACTCTAATTCTGTCATCGGTTTTGCCACTCCAGCATTATCCCCTGATAGTTTTCCAGGCCAGGCAGGAGATTCGAGTTCTGCCAGTTGGGCCAGTGGTGGTAACGCTTTTCCTTCTGGTATCGCTATCACTTTAGGGGGGTGGGTAGCTGGAGATATCCTCGGTTTTGCCGTCGATGCTGACACAGGGAAAATATGGGGAAGGAAAAATGGGGGTGCCTGGGCAAATAGCGGGGATCCAACGGCCGGCATAAATCAGATAATGACCATGGCGGCGGGGGAACTGCATGTTGCGGCGATGCCGTATGTCAGTGGATCAGAGACTGCGATGGCATACAAGATCCTATCTGGTTCGGATAATCAACTTTATGCCGCACCTACGGATTTTGTGCCGTGGTCTGATGCACCAGCGCCGCCAACCAGTGCTGTCAGGGCTTGTTTGGAAATGCCATACGGTATGTTGTTAAATATAAATAGAACCATTCTCGAACAACAATACGCCTTCACGTCTAGTTTTGTCGCACAACTTGATCAAATTTACGGTTTACGGTTATTGGCAGCTTTTACTCAATATTATGGGGATGCTCCAAATCTCCGCGCAATCCTTGATCAACGATATGCAGGCGCCGCCAAGATCCGCCGGAACCTCGACCAGCTCTACGGCAACACCCCACGCTACCGCGCAGCCCTTAACCAGCTCTACAATCTGCACGCCGGCCTACGCCAAGCCCTGGACCAAAATTACTCGATATCCGAAGGCAAAGTCCGGGCTGTCCTCGACCAGCTCAATGACCTGCAGGACAAAGACCTGGTCCGCCAGGTCCTGGATATGCTTTATGTCATCGCCGCCGGCGAGGCTTTGGTGCAGAGATTTGATATCACTGTTAAGTGCGACGGCAAAGCCCATACATACTACGCCAACATCAATATTGAGCAGGACCGCGGACAATATTTTATTGCCGGAGAGCTACAGCTCTATGACGAGACGGAGTACCTCGACTACAAGAAGTACAGCTCGGAGGTGGTGCTCACCGTCGATGGCTGGCAGTGTCACCTGATGCCGGAGGTGCCCCGGGAGACCAGGCAGCCCGGGTTGACCACCTATGTGGTGCCGCTAGTGAGTCGAACCAAACTGCTCGATACGCCGCATAGCCGGCTGGCCGCGGGAGAATTGTCCGGCATGGCCTCGGCCCTGGTCGCGACCCTGGCGGCGCCGTTTACTGTTTCCTGGCGGCTGGTCGACTGGTTTATTTCGCCCGGGCGTCTGGCCGTGAACGAGGGCGACGCCGCGATCGGTGTTATCCGCCGGATTGTTGAGGCTGTCGGCGGCGTGATCCAAACTGATCCGGAGAATATGTTGGTCTGTGAGCCGGAGTACCCGGTCTCGGTCAACCAGTGGGCCGAGGCGGAGCCCGACTATCACCTGACTGACCAGGACGATTTTTTTCAGATCGATGGCGCTCCCGAATCGCGGCCTGGCTACAACATTTTCATGGTGTCCGACCAGCAGCTGTCTGGGGATGGGTTGAGGATGGAGTCGTCGACCATAGGCCCGTGGGAGGGCGAGTACCAGGTCTATCAGGTGCCATGGGATGAGAGATACAAAATTGCCCTCGACCACTCTGGTGCCCCCGCCCGGGTCATGGTAATCGACCAAGGTATAAAGGAAGAAACGATAACGTCTGAGCGTATTGAGGTTGTCGGCGGCGCGGGACAAACCGCAAAGCCATATTACGGGGAGGTTTTCCACGACTACAATGAGACCGATTTAGGGGCAGTCACAGTCAAGGAAGATGGTACCGTGACCACGGCTACGGCTGGTAACTCTTTGTTGTACCTCACCTATGTGACTAAATATTGGCGGTTTTCTGTTTTTGATTACACTGCTGAAGACGTACAATTCTTTCCGAGGTTGGTTCTATTATGAGTGATACCCTGACATCCGTCTATACTTTTGGTCAAGGTAATTCTTCTGATTCCTTACATACTGAGATTGACGGCCAGATGCACCTTGACGCCGAGGGAGAAGAGCGGTCGTCGTTTGCGCCTGGGGATGTCGTGTATTTCCTGCTGCACTACGACCCAGCAAAAATAAGAGTCCTCGGACTACGCGCTACCGACGACGGCGACATCCAGTTGGTAGGCCCCGTGGTACGGACTAGGAAGGAAGAGCTGTCTTTCCAGCACCCCGCCCACCTTCTGGACCTTGGTTACATTCCCGCCGGGGCGTTATCCGCGGAATGGTTCGGGCGCTCGAGTAACCTTTTCTTAGATGGCCGGCAGGTTCAGGCTGATCTGGCTCCGTGCCTGGGCGAGGTATCCTATCCTGTCAACTTTGTCCAGTACTCCCACCGCCCGGCCGTAGCAGCGATCACGGACGGGGAGGACTTTCCGACTGATATCGTCATTGAGTATGAGGAGATAAACTAATGCGGATTACCGTCCAGCGGCAGCCCGCCGACTTCCAAGGGCCAGATATACTCGACGAGTTGCTCACGACGGATCAGGCGGGCGTAGCCCGAGCGCGGCGGGAGATCGACTACAACGGCACAGACCGGGACCTGATCGCTTGCCAGTGCCCGGCCCACACATACATGCCGACGGGGAGCCTTGCCAGCATTACTGAGAGCCACCGCCGCTGGCCTGGGATAATACGCTACTGGTCTCTAACCCTGACCGTGGATGACAGCGGAGAGCGTTTCACCGCGGATACCCGCCTGACTGTGGAGAAGGAACTATGAAAGACGCGTTGAAGAGGCTGTTTGAAAATACGGCCCCGAGAACCCAATATTTAATAGTGTCGAAACGACTATCGGCAACCCGCTACGAACTGGTAGACGACACGGGCCAGGTGTCTTATGCGGAGTCGGTCAACTTCTACCCTGTTGGTACTCCCGTGGTTGTTCGTGACAAGGAGGTTGTTCATGCAGGCGGACGGGAGGGTAAACCGAGAGTTTACGAGGTTTAATCCTTTGATAACAAAACAATTAGTTTACTCGTTAGCCTAACTATGGTAGCGTTGTGCAACAACTATCCGGAGGTATTCTATGAGCTTGCCCGACCCTTTGATTGTCCCCACCCAAGACGAGGTCGCCCTCGACCCCATGCTTATCCGCGACCGTGTGGTTACTTTCCAAATTATCGGCACCTTACAAGGTGAAGAGTCTATTGTATTCGAGGTCGAGGACCCCGCCGCCGTCGGCGGCTGGCGCACCGCCAGTATAGACGGGGAAGCGTTGAAGATATACCTCGGCCACGACCAAGTCACCTTTTACTCCCCTGCATATATCCGCCCACACAAATCAGAAACGACAGCAGACTGCGGCCTTAGAGTCGTCACCTCCGGGGTGTGACAATGGGCGCCTTCTCGCCAGTAGGTAGAACAGCTGGAGTTCCGACTAAACGTCCTAATACTGGTCGCCACCGCACTCCTGGCCTCCGCCTCAACGCCGAACCCCTCGCACAAGTCGAATCCCGCTGGTTTTATCCCAGAATTACAGCAGGACAGGACTACACCATCCCGGCTAACTCCGCGTTGTCGTTTGACGGCACCACCTGGCTGACTGCTGGTGATCGAGTCTGGCCTGCGTCGAAGAAGTGCAAGGTGCGGGCTACGGCTTCACCTGGACCCGATGTGGTGCTGACCTTCAACCTTGTATTTAACGGCGTGACCGTGCCGTGGATATTGAGCACTGGCGGAGTTGATGGGTTGGTTGGTGAGGGGTTGGCGTTTCTGGCTTTGGCTGCTGATGGCTGGGTTGATGTTATCGGCTTATCAGTCGCGGACTATGACCGTGTAGAGCCTACTTTACGACCGATATTTTTCATTGACAAAATTACACTGAGGCCAACCGCCGACGCCATCGACCTAGCATTGGCAAGCCCGCTGTTAAATACTTGGTCAATGCTGGGGACAGAATCAGAGGATAGGCTGTTGCTTTACGTCTACGATACGCCAGAGAGTATCATAAGTAAAGCATTCCAGTATGTTAAAGAGGTAGATATCTGGAACGGGTTTATGGCAACTGCCAACCGTTTCGAGGACGGATCAATTTATCAGTTTGAGGATGGTTCAGTGTTCAGTGATTGGACACTATAACCTTTCAATAAAGGAATGAAATAAATGTCAAAATTATCAGAATATACCGAATTAACTGATGCGACGAAAATAGCCAACGCTCGAATGCACGTAATCGATCCTTCAGATACCACAATGGGGCCTGAGGGGTCGAGTAAAAGCGTTGCTGTGAGTTCGTTATTGCCATCTGCTGGCCTCGACCTTCACGGCGTGGGCAAAATCCGGCTCAAAGGTCATCACCTTGCAGTGCAAGTTGCAGGCCACGAATACGAGTCTATCCTTCCTGGAACCCCATGGACCACTGCAGGTGGCAACGGCACGGTCTACATGCCAAAAATGGGGCCGCTCGAAAAGCGGGTTGTTACCCATGGCAACGCTGGAGACAAGAGCGGCCTGATTGATGGTACGTGGGGAGTACCTGTCGATGGTGCTGCTCCGTTGGTGGTGCAAGATTTCACGCACCTTCTTGAAACCAGTTCATACCGATATCTGGCAGTGCCTGCCGTAACGTACATACTGCAAAGGATTTATTATCACCTCGGGATGACTCTTGCGGAAGTGCAGGCCCACGCCGGTGTCAGAGTCAGGGCATACTATGGCAACATCCAGCTTACCGCTCTGGAGGCTGACGAGACTGCTGGAACTGGACTCTATGATGATATTAAATTCTACGATAAATTGAAAACTCCCGCCGATATGGATGCAGAAGACTTGTCTATATATACCCAACGGCAGGAACTTTTCATCAATGTAGATGAGGCCGATTACCCTGAAGGCGAGGCAATGACCTGGTGGATTAAGACGATTGATCCAGCTGAGACCTTCAAAATTTATACCAACCAGGACGAGACTCTACCGTGGCGGGCGATTGATGTGATCACCGAGGAGCATATTGCCCTGACTCCTACGCAGTTGATCTTTCCGGCGATCAACGTGACGGCTCCGGCAGATAACTCGGTTGGGCAGTCGTTGACGCCGACGATTACGAGTGCTAAGGGAGAGACCCAAGGATATCTAGTATGTCTGAAAACAACCGGCCAGGCTGGCCTTGGGGCCAATTCAGATATCACTTTTGACAGTATGTCTGGTAATCTAGGGTTCACGTCGCCTTATGTAACCTTGAAGGCTGGAGTTACATATAGGCTGTCTGCTGGCATTGGCGCGACTTTTACAGATGTAGCTGCCGATATAAACTATAAATTCGTTAACTCATCTAACGTTGCTTTACCTAATTCAGGGGCAGGTCATTTAGTTTCTGTTGGTAATGCCAATGGGTATGCATTTGAGGGGACGGCTTTAGCAATCTATACTCCCGCCGTGGATACCCAAGTTAAACTGCGTTGTACTTTCATAAGCGGCGGCACATTTACCGCGCGTTCTGACGGCACTTGGATGTCGATAGAGGAGGTTACCAGTAAGAAGTTGGACTACGACATAGCAAAATCTAGGGTTCGACTTATCCGGGCTGAAACCCATATGGCAGTTATAGATGAAACGGTTGATGGCCTGTCCTATACCGTGCCCACGGAGAAAAAACTCTCAGGAGCTACGGATTACCTATTGACCGTGGATCATCTCAACTCTGATCATATCCCGGTACAAAGAAGCGCTGTTGTGCATTTCAAGACCGCTTTCAATATTGAAGTAGCCATCAATACCAGCGTTGTTAGAAACGGCGTGACTCTGAACCTGGCTGCCGGTGATTTGATCGAACTGAACGTAGGTGAGTCCCTGAACTCCGTAGGCTATCAATTCCATGTTTCTAATCAATCACTGGTATTCCCCGCAGCAGCCTACCAGTCTGAAGGGTTCAGGTTCAGGGATACGATAGGTACCGAACTGAACTTCATGGTTTACTCAGTAACAGGGATAGCGCCAAATAGAACCGCCCAATGCTTCATCGAAGTGAACGCTAAGGTGATTTCGGACGCAAAACTTGTATTAGCGGAGGTGGCATAATGGCGAATAATGTAAGTAAGGCGGCAGGATTTTATGACTATAACCCTAATACTGTTCCTGGGTTAGTAGCCCGTTTCAGGCCGGAGGAACTCCCGGCAAGCGGTGCAGTAGCTACATGGACAGCAAACGTGGGGACTAATGCAACTCAGGCAACAGGGGCCTCCCAGCCGGTCATTAGTGCGAATCTTTTGAATGGCTATAAGGGGGTGTACTTTGACGGCAGTAATGACTGGCTCACAACAGGAATACAGAACAGTGCTATATACAGCACATCGTCGGTTATAGCCGTTGTTAGGACTCCATCAGTACACACAGGTAACAACGGGAGGATGTTATGTGTAGCTAGTGGTTCTGGTGTTTCCTATGCTATAAATGGTCCTCTGGCAGATGGTAAAATGAGAGGTCTTAACGCTAGCGTCGCTTGGATGGACCCTAGTAGCAGTGCTCTTGGAGTTGATACTGCTTTTATGCTTGAGTATGTATGGAATGATGCCGCAAATACCATGACATATCATCAAGATGGTAATGCACAAGGTACTGCAACATATACTACAGCGCCGACAGCAACAAATACTGCACTCATGCAGATGTGCAAGGAAAGTGCGGCAACATATTATGGCAACCTAACTATATATGAGATGATGGTATTTAACACCACATTGAGCGAGGCTAACCGAGTGGCGTTAGAGGGCTTCTTGGCCGATAAGTTTGGGAGAAAAGGTACATTGCCAAGTACCCATTGGCACAAAAATATTAAGCCGCTATCAAAAATGCTCTTCTGGGGATCTGAAGCTTTTGCTTCAGCGGCATAGGGGGCTGAATGGCAGCTAATGTATCAAAACCGATAAACACATGGTCAGGGTGGAATCCGGGGATGATGACCGGAATGCACATCTATGTAGATGGAACCAACATATCTGCGTCCTCGTGGGTTGCTCAGTATGGCTCGGGATCGTTCGCGAATTATGGTACCACGCCAACTATAGTTCTCATCAACGGCATCAACGGCAATGCGTTTAACATCTCAAGCAATGCCTCGATGATGACAAAGAATATCGGGGATATCTCAGGCAACGGCTTTGCCTACGGATGTCTATGTTATTCAAACACTGCGCAGGAGTGGAAGAATCCTGCGGCACTTACTCGGTACTTTGACCCGGCTGATAAGTTTTTCTCTCGGATCGAAACTGGCGGGGGATTCACCTCAACCTACTCAGGTGAGAGCGTCTCCCTGGGCAGTGTAGCCGGGGATCTCAACGATAGCCAGTGGCATTTTGTAAGTTCCCGTGGTGGTGGTGCCAATGGTTCCACATTCATGAGGAACGGTGTAATATCAAACGGTGGGGCTTATAATGAGCCAGAGACCTTTAACCGGATGAACCTCGGATGTCATTACAAAAACACCAGGAACTTCACAGGGGTTGTGGCGATGGCATTCTTCTGCACTGCGGACCCTGGTGTTTATGATCTTCAACGATTAGAGAAGTGGGTAGCTGATCGGTTCAGCCTTACCGGTAGGCTGGCTGCTTCTCAATGGTTCAAGACTCGTCCGCTGCTCACCAAACGGTTGTTCTGGGGAACTGAGATGTTTAAAAATATTTGATTGATAAAAAACTACAATTAACCAAAATATGAACTCAAAAGACCAAGAACAACGAACTGCAAGCACACTATTGAATCTCGCCATAGCCATCGTGCTCCTGGTGATGTGCCTGGGTATTTGGTTTGTGAATATAGGAGGATGTTGATGAGCTGGCAGGATATTGGTGGATGGCTAAAAAAGAATGCAGGGCCAGGAGCGGCACTTGTCGGTTCGCTTGTATCGGGTAATGTTCCTGGGGCAATTGCTGCTGGTATTTCAATGGTGTCGTCGGTTACAGGGACCAATGACCCTGATCAGGCGATGACTGTATTGCAGGGTGATCCACAGGCCATTGTTAAGTTGAAAGAGTTGTGGTATCAGAACGAGGCTACCAATCGCTTGCATTTGGAAGAAATGACGCGGCTCGAACTGGATGATAGGCAAAAAGAGCACCACGAGACGCAGGAGACTGTCAGGGCTGGAGATAAAGCTGATGGCGGGATAAAGTACGTTCGTCCGACACATGCCACAGCGGCGCTTGCTGCGGCCATTTTCTACGCTTTCACGACAACTCCAAGTGTAGAGATTCTCGTCCTACTTTTGGCTCTACCTTTTACTTATGCTGGTCTGCGGGAAATCGGCAAAGGTATGGGCGCGTACACCTCAATGAAAACCATGATTGCCGGAAAAGGATGAAATCAATGACCGACGAGCCAATAATTTTCACTTGGCTGCACACGTATTGGAAAGAGATATCCGCTATGGTCCTTGGCATTGTGGCTGTATCAAAAAACCAATACGATCTTGGCTCACTAAAGTCGTGGAGAAAAGGTCTTGAAGAGAAGGGTATTGTCACCTTAGACATGTGCCATCCCGCACAGAAAAGCTGCCAGGACATTATCACAGAGCGGCTGATCGCCAGTGACAAGCTTTTGACAGAGCGCCTTGCCCGTGGCGATGATCATTTCCGGTTATTGCGTGAGGACATCAGTTTGCTCAGAGACGATTATGCCACCATCCACACAGCCGTAGCAAAAAACACCGAGCGGCAGGATAGTGTACTGGAGATCCTGGCAACCGTAAAAATGCGGCACGACAACAAACCGGCGAGGGAACGTGACCTGTCCTGACTGTGGCGCCAAACTAATCCAATGCACCTGCCCTTTTTGCGGTTGGTCGGCATGAGGCATTTCTCCCGGCTGGAGGCCTGTCTATGAACGCAATCGAACGTATCGAGGCATTGATCCGCATGGAGGAACAGGTTGAACAAAAAGATGATGCAGGCGTGTACATCCCTCAGTATCAGGATGCGGCAAAAAAGATTGAGGCATTTCGGCAATGTTTACAAATTGTGAGGGATTATGAATGTTCAAACGTGGCTAAAACGCTGTCTGGGGCATGAGGGGGGATACTGGGACGATCCGGTCGGTGGACCCACTAAATGGGGGATCAGTCAACGAGCGTATCCTCAGCTCAACATCAGATCTCTTACGGTCGAGCAGGCTGAAGCAATCTATATTGCCGATTTTATCACACCGTTACAGCTCGATAAATACTACACGCCCGGACTTGCCTTCCAGCTCTTCGACTTTGGAGTGAACTCCGGGCCAAAGACGGCGATCAAGCAGCTGCAGCAGGCCCTGGGGCTGAAAGATGACGGTGTTGTCGGACCTGTTACCAGAGCAAAGCTTGCCTCCACCTCAGATTCTGATCTGGTGATGTTGATCTTGGCTGAGCGCCTGGATTTCATGGCCGACTGTAAGAACTTCCTGCCGAATGCCCGAGGATGGGTGAAGCGTATTGCGCAGAACCTCCGTTACGGCGCCGCCGACACGGACTGATTATGTACTTCCTCACCACTGACAAACAAGAATGCCAAGACTGCGGGATGTGTGAAATTCTGCTCAAAGGATTCCGGTCTGAGTGCGAAGGCAGGCTCCCCTTGGCCGATTGGGTGCTACGAGACGCGGAGACAAAATGGAAGATAGCGTTTGTGATGCAATCCTGCCCGGAACACGCCATCCATATAGAGGAAGCCGATGCACAGAGTAGCGGCTGATCCATTGAAATGCGGTCGAGGCTGTACCGAGCCGTGTGTTGCGGCGTATCCCTTGTTCGGAGTCTGGGGTAAGGTCGCGATGGTCATCAAGGATGACCCCGAGTTCGCGGAGATCTGGACCGGTCTGTGCAAGGCCAAAGAGGCGTGCGAGCGGCACGCCATTCGTTTTGAGGTTATGGGGTGAGGTGACTTCTGTTGGCGGCCGAATCCTCATCATGTTCTTCAAGGTCTAGAGTAAAGGTACCTACGGTCTGGCCAAAGTGAAGTAAGTCAATTAGCCGGACCTCCTGCACTTTTACAGGTCCATTTGGTGCTGTCAAGTAGGTGGTCTTTCGGGTGTACGGCCTGCTGTACTGGTAGTCTCCAAACACGGTTCACTCCTCGTCTTCGTCCGGGATCTGCCGATCAGGTATCTGATCAAGCAGCCACTCGACAGCCTTGACTAGGTTGTCAATTTCAAACTCAACCCGTCCTGAGTTAGTGAGTCTGAAAGCTATTTCCATTATACCCTTTTCCCATCTATCTTTGCGGACAATAGTACCATCCCTACGAAACTCATAGTCTTCAGGATCCTTTCCGCGAAATTCAGGGATGATGAAGTCCTCCATTGTTACTTTTCTTGGCACGTTTCGCCTCCTCTGGAAATAGTTTTTGATAGCAGTCCTTGTGCAGGATTCTGTTGTGGCCGTCGACCTCAACCTCGACGTGGTGGTTGCCTCGGAGCTGCCGCCCGCACTCCCAGCAAAAGCGCACTCTTGGCTTGGTCACATTGGTCTCCCATCTTTGAATGGACATTTCGCTCCTGTTCCCAGAAGCCGTTTTTACAGTTGTCGCACCAGAGGCCCTTGGAAGGGCTGCACAAGGCAGCCCTTCCGCAGTACGGGCACTGGCACTCGGTGCTACCGGCCATGGATGTTCTGGCTTACTCGCGGGCCACCAGTAAAGGTCTTCTCCTGTGGCGCTGCATTTGGCGCTGCATTTGGCACTGCCTTTGGCACCACCAAGACCAGTTGTTGGACGGGCAAATCCGACTCGTCTTGCGGTTTGCCGTCTTTGAGTTCTGCAGGAACCACAATAGCGGTGACACAGCCGCTGGCGTGCTCTATAAATCCAATGATACTTCCAGAGAAGTTGGTGACGGAATCTTTTACTTTGTCCAGCAACTGAAACGTGTGTTGTACAGGTGGCTCGGGTTTTATGAACTGCTTCTCAACAACCTCTAATACGGTTTCGTCAAACCAGTTGGATGCCTGTACACTTCCGTCGTCCTTTAATTTCACTGGATCCAATCGAAAGCGGGCCACACTGAAAGCTTTGATGAAGCGGGCGCCAACGTAACCGGTAAAGCCCGTGAGTTTGTCCTTGGCCATGTCGCCCAATTCAATCCTATTCATACTGTCTCCTTTGTTTTGAAGTTATCTCTTCTTTGACTTCACTTTCAAGATGTATTCAAGGTCGTCGGCCACGTTCTTGTCTGGGCGGATCTCGACAAATCTAGCATGGTCGAATGACCTGGGCTTGTCCGGATCCTTGGACTTGGATACGGCATTGAACCTGACCGTGCAGATCTTGCCGATAAACGTCTCAGGGTCCTCGTCACGCATCGCGTCGGTCATGCCTGAGCATTTGCCTACCAGTCCGCCGCAGGAGCTTCTGATGTGGAACGAGCCCAATCTGTGTTCGTGTTTGCCGCCGGCCTTGCCCTTCTCCCAGCCGTAGATCTCGACCTCACACTCCTTGACGGCCTTGAGTTTGGCCATGTACAAGCTGGTGCCGTCTTTCCAGACCTCGTCCGGGTGCTTGACGATGGTGCCCTCGTAAGGTTCTTCGCCTTCCGGCACTGGCCGGGAGCGCACTTCGTAGTAGTGATCCCAGGCTTCTTCTTTTGTCCGCACCAGCCGGGTCTCTGTCTGGTGAATGATGTCGTAATCGATTGTGGCGGCGTCGATAACTTGGGCGACACACTCTCGCCGTTGCTGGACAGAGAGTGGGCTGTAGCCGTCGAAATAATGGTCGTAGGGTAGGCAGGTCCAGAGGGAAAAACTGATGCGGCTAAGCTCCTCCTGGCTGCCGTACCCGCCCTGGAATTTATTGATCGTGGCGTTGCCGAGTGTCCGTGGCAGCCAAGGGAAGCTGTCGTCTCCGGAAAGGACCAAGCCCTCGCCCTCGAACACGATTCCGGAGGCGAACGTGTCCTCGTCCACGCCGTCGACGTTAACGACGCCCGGGTCGAGGGCGAGGAAGTTCTCGTCGAAGTAGCCGCCGAAGTCGAACACCTTGCCGTTCCTGGATTCAAATATCGGCTTGCCGCCGGTCGGGATCTTGATCCTGATGAAGAGGCCGTTTTCTTTAAGCTCTGAAATCCCATAAATAGAGTTAGTGCCTTCAACCGGTGTTGAAAAGATGCGGTCGAGTTCGGCGTCCGTCGAGCACCGTTGATAACCAAAATACGGGATCTCCCCGGGCAGGATCTCGTGCAGTGACTTCGCGGAGAATCCACAATCCGGGTTCTTTCGGAGGATCTTGTTTAAGACCTCCAAGTGTTCGGGGGACTGGCTGCCGAGACCTGCCAACTGTTCCTTCTGGGCCTTGCTGGCGGACCCCTGGGCGTTCAAGACGTCGAGCAGGTCGTAGAAGTCGCCCTCGATCGGGTCTGTGGCTACGACCCTGCTGACGTTGAACGTCAGAGATTCGTCCAGGCAGTATTCCATAAAGCGGCTGAAGGCCGGATCTCCCATATAGTCAAGAACGAGCTTACGTTTTCCTGCCTTGTTCGCGGCGTTGATCTCTGCTGCTTTTCTTAGAATTTCTTTCATCCAACACACTCCTTCTTAAATTTTTGGAACTCCGACACTCTGAACGCCTTGTCCTTAATTCGTTCGGCGTACTCCGCATCCATGGCCATCCTGTCTTTTATCGATACCGTGGCAAAGACGTATTGATTGTAGACGTCTTCTGTTTCAGCCACCAGCAGGTTGAAAACCTCGCCGTTCTCACACTTCACATACCAGGAGCTGTAACCATCAAATCGGTAGGGCTCGCCGGCGCCATACCGGAGCACATCCATGCCCAAGCCCATACCGTCGAATTGTTTCTGACGCAGGACGTAATCCTTGTCTGGGTTGGCGCCGGCAACCCCGAAGGCGACGGAGCCGGAGAGGACGCTCACGGCCTCGATGTAGGCCTTGTGGTGCGGCTTGAGCGGGGCTGCGGACTTGAGCAGTTCCTGCATTTCATTTGTCACCGGCATCAGGCACCTCCAAAGTTTGTTTATAAAATCGTTTATTTGGGTGCCCGGGATCTTCCCACCAGGAGGTGGTGCCCAATGGCACTGGATTACGGTTGACAATTGCGGACGGGCTGCCATCGTCGGCAAACTTCATGCCCAAGGCGTTTAGCGCCAGCCGCATTCTGACCGGCATCGGCACCTTGGAGTATTCCATAAATGAGTCGAGTTCCAGTTCATACGTTCTCGTTTCTTTCATCTTTCACACCTCCACAATATTGTCTGCCAATCCGTCGCTGACCTCTTCGTGAGTGACCAGAATTACTTGAGGAATTCCAAGGGACGCTACCTGGGCCATGGCCGCTGCGGTTCTCTCAACGTCCATCCCTGCTGCAATTTCATCTAACAAAACAAAATCCGTGGCCGGACAGAACACCGCCCTGATCGCGGCCCGCATCGCCAACCCGAGGGAGTCCAGCGTCGACCCCGACAGCCTGACGGTTTTAATGCCGTTGACTTTAAAGACCTTGCCCTCCCTGGTGATGTCGGAAACGGTGCCGCGAATAGAAGAGAAGCACTCGTTGGCCGCGGTCAAGAGCGTGTTCCAGACGCCTTCGATTACGGTCGTGCGGGCCTCCGCGACCGCCCTATGCAGGGCGTTGTTCTCCGCGGACTTCAGTATCTGGTTTCTGACGCCCGGGATGTCGCCCTTGATCCCGGCCACGTCCTCGCCGTGTTTCTTGACGGTCTGCTGGTCGAGGGCAAGTTTGGTCGCAGCCGCATTCACGCCCTCGATCTGGGCGTTGAGCTTTGTCTGTAGCTCCACCAACTGTACCTTGCCAGTGGATATTGAAACTACAAGCACCTCAATTTGCTCGGATGGGTCCTTGAGCTTGGCCGACTGGGACCGCAAGCCCGTGAGCTTGACCTCGGCCGCAGACAACTCCGCGCAGCATTTATGAAACTCCTTGGCCTTCCCCTCCAACTGGGTGGCCAAGCCCGTGCAGTAGACCACGTCGTTGTTGGCCTTGTCGATCTGCTGCTGGTTGGTTTTCTCCGGAGCGTCTGCGCCCCAAGATACGCTCCAGGGGTAGACGTCCTTATTCACCCATAGAGAAGTAGATGTAACAGTCTCCAACAGGGCGACGACCTTGTCCTGGACCGTGATGATACCTTCCAGTATCCTGACAGTCTCTTCTGTTTCAGTAAGGGTTTCCCTCAATTTACCAATACTCTCGTTGATCTGTCCGAGTCCCTTCGCCCGAGCCTGCTCCAGAATAACGATCAACTCCTCAGTCTTCTTAAGGGTGCGGTCGAATTCCTTCTCCAGATCTTTTTCCTGCTGCGCACGGGCATCACGCTGCTTTTGATAGGCAGCTTTGAGATTAGCCTCCAGGGCCAACCTGGTATCATTTAAGAGCACCAGCTCGTCGTTGACGCTGTCGTTGATAGCTGCAGCCTTCTCGCTGAGATCTGTCCCACAGGTCGGACAAGTAGTCTCGGCCATCAGCTTGGATTTCTCCACAGCCATGCGGGTGCCCACGTCAGCGATCTCTTGTTTGAGCTTGGCCACCTCCTCGGAGTCTCCGGTCATCGCTTTCAGCACTGCCTTCTGTTTGGAGATGTCCGCTGCTTTTGCCTGCAGAGCCTCCACTTGCTTGTCTATTATCGGCGAGGCCTCAAGCGTAGCCGCCTTCTTCTCACTGGCCTTTAGTTCCGCCTGCAGCACTACTGCCGCTTTCCTTGTACCCTCCAGTTCTTTGTGGAGGTCCTCCAGGCTTTCGTCCCACGTATCATCGCAGCCGACGAAGTCGACAACCCGCCGGTAATCGTGGTAGGCTGTCTGCTTTTTCTCCAGATCGGCAAGGAACGCCCGGGCGCCATCCAGCCGACTCTTGGAGCAATTAATCTCCGTCTCCAGAATTTTGACCTGATCGGCTATCTTCTTCTGGCTACCCTGCAAATCACTTACGGCTTGCTCCTGGTCGGCTACGGCCTTGACCGCGCTGTCGAACTCCCGCTTTTGGCTCCGCAGAGTTTCCAGCTCTGTGTTCTGCTGAGCCAGGACGTCGACCGCAGCAGCGACTTTGTTCTTTGCGGCGTCGACTCTTACCTCCCACTCTTTCAGGCTTTTCTGGTCAGCAGCCAGATCCGGCAGCCCTTCCGCTTCCTTCGCAGTCAATTTTTCCTCGAGGGCTGCAATCTGTTGATTCAGGGCCTGTTGGTCAATGACTGGGTACTTGGCCTTCATCCGCTCGACCAGCTGATCGATCTGGTCAAAGTTGGCGAGGTTCTCAATGAACTTGGTAGCGTCCGCGTTGCCGGACTCCAGTATCCCCTGGATCTTGCCCTGCTGGGCAATCATGACGTTTCGCTCTGTGCCCTTCTCGATGCCGAAGTGGCGCAGGAAAAAGTCCGTGACGTCGCCGTGGCCAGAGACCTCGACCTTGCCGTCGTCGCTGACAACGGAAGCAGATGCCTTGGATCGATGAACAGTGTACTGGCCATAGCGCAGGTTGATGGCCAGGCTGCCGACCTTCTCGCCTTCCGTGACCACATCCTCCCAGCCGCCCCGGAGGGCGCTGCTGCCAAAGAAGGCAATGGCGATCGCTTCCAGGATGGTGGTCTTGCCAGCCTCGTTGGCGCCGCGGATGACGTTAAATCCGGGGCCGAATTGGAAAAATCGTTTTCTGTGAATCCCAAAATTTGTCAGGGTAATGCTGTCTATTGTTGGCATCTGTTTGCTCCTTTAATTTGTTATGCCCTACACGCCGCTACCTTTTCCCGGTACTTCTCCGGTACGGCCTGGATCAGCAACTCAACCACATTGATGTTGGTGACCTCCTCCGCCTGCAGGACTTTGCCCTCGACCACGACCGAGACGGCGTTGCTGACGACAAACGCCGACGACTTCCGGCGGAACTTGTCGACCTCCTGAATGACCTTGGCAAAATCCGCTTTTGCGACCTCGCCGTGGACCCGGACGAACTGGGCTGTGTCCGGGACGGTGTCCAACAGTTCTACTGGCACGTCGTAATAGTTGCCGGCGGCGGTCCAAGTCCGCTCTTTAACGATCTGCCCGTTCTCAATTCTCAGCAGGAACTTCTCGTCGTTGCCTTTGCAGTCTGAGATACTTGTCGGGAACTGATTACCAATCACATGCACGTTCGGGAACGGTCGGCGGCGCTGGTGCTCATGGCCGCAGATGACCGTGACGCCCTTGTCGTGCAAGGTCTTGACCTGGTCCTTCGAGATATTGATACTGTGATCCCCTACCGCAAAAGGATTATCAACATTGCTATGTAGGTACAGGAAGTCGACCTCGTCCGTGACCGCGCTTACGGCTGCGTCGAACTGCTCCTGGTTGAACATATGCGGGATTACGTAGTGGACCTTGCCGTCGTCCTCGAACAGGTAGGGGGCGTCGAAGACGAACACGACGTTGCCCTGGCTGATGTTGGCGAGTAGCTCAAGGGAGCAGAGGTTCTGCCTGTCCTTACTACGTGAATCATGGTTGCCTCTAACCAGGATCAGGACGCAATTTGGAGCGTCGGCCATAAAACTCACCAGGGCCTTGTACACCTCAAGAAACACCCACTCTTCTACCTTGGCCTTGTTGAAAAGGTCCCCGAGGATGAGCAGGTGGTCCGCGTCCTTGCTGCGGGCAAGGAGGTTCTTGAACTGATTGACAGCGTAGAGCTGCAAGGCCTCCCTCGATGTCTCCGTCGTGCCGCCTACTCGATTGACATCAAGATGTATGTCGTTGATTGCCTTTATCATATTACCTCCTGAATTCTATTAGGCAAACTATGCTCTGTAATAAAATTGTTTCGACTTTTAAGTGCAGCTTCTACAGTGCTAAAAACACCTAAATTTATCTGCCTACCCGGTGCACCTTCCGGGGCTCCACTAAAAACTCTGGAGCCGATGTAAGCTCGGAATCCAGTACCACTGGGCGATACGCCGGCAATCCCAGTTTTAGAGTTTCTAGTTTTACTGCCATACTCTCTGTTATGGTTATTCACCAACCTGGTCACAAACCTACAGTTATCTGGTGTGTAGTCCCCGTTGTTATCTTCTCGATCAATGTCCAGTCCTTTCACCCACCCGTTATTCTGACACCAAGAGACAAACTCAGCAGGATTATCCAGCCACTTATCCCAAACCTTAATGCCTCTGCCACCATATCGGGCGTACAGCCTATCTTTCTCAGAATAGCACCGTCTTAGTATTAACAACCAAATAGGGTATATTGGGGAGTCTGACACTCCGTGGGTTGTGTTACTTGATACCCGCACTTCCTCACGGTGGCAGCCACAAGACTGTGTGTGACCTGATCTTAAGTGGGTAGATGCCACGGCAGCTACATTGCCGCAGGAGCACTTACAAGACCATATGGTGTGTTTACCTTTGTTAGGTAGCTGACTTAACACAGTTAGTTTCCCGTATTGCTCCCCGATTAGGTTAATAAATTTGCCCACGGTCATTTCCTCCAATCGAATTCCCACCCAATAAGTTCATAAAGAAAATCCATCAACACCCCTGACTCGTCGTAAGCGACAAAGTTTCTGCCCTCAGGGTCGAAGTAGTTGTGGATCGTTTCAATCCGTTTGGCAATTTCCTCCAGCAGGTATTTCTTGCGGCGGTCGGATCCCCGGTCCAATTGATCTTGAACTACTCTGGCACACATGCATGCCAAGTTGACAGGTGTCAACCGTATCCGCTGCTGGCCCTCTAAAAAGTCGTGCCATTTCAAAATCGCCGGCTGGATATGGCGTTTGAAATTATTGATGTCGTCGCCCGTGGCCTCCCATACGGCGATGGTGTCGTCCACGACCTCCTTGGTGTCCTCGATAAATTTTCTCCAGTCAACCCGCGACACCGTTCCGGGTATTGACATCACTGCCAAACACCCGGAAACGGCCGCGAGCACTGTGAGCTGTTGGTTGGTGCATTTGCTCACTGCTTGATCTCCTCCTTTAGATAAAACTGCAGATACGGCGCTCTGGCTGCCAGCTTGGTTCTATATATTTCAGCTTCTTCCTTGTCGTCGAACCACACCGAGCTAAGTGTTACTGAGCTGAAAGTGCCCTGACTTATTACCCACCACACAGTTTCCGGCCTTTTCGGCTTCCCCCAGATACGGAGAGTCACCAGCAGACAGAGTGCCACACCGAGCTGACAGAGAATCATTTGGTATGTGGTCAGCATTCCCGCCAAGCTCGACAAGAGAAAACCCAAGACGGCTATATGCGGACCGGCCCACCAAGCTGCCAGCTTCACACGGTATCGCCACATACCGCCTCCACCTCCTGGACGGACTCACAATGAAACGACCGCCAGCCGACGCCGATCTCGTAAACATTCAGAAGCCCCGGCGGGGTGACTTTGACTTTGTCGCTCTTGGGGTGGTGTTCGTCCGGGACAAGCCCTAAGTCCCTGGTACAGACCATTTCCCGCAAGGACTTGTCTTTCTTCTCAAAAGTAACCTTCAAGGTGGTGTGCTTGGCAAACAACTCTTTTACTTCTGCTTCGGTAAATTTCATGGTACGCTCCTTTAAAATGTGTTGTTAAATGCCCTTCTCAGTCAACCACATTGCTTTATCCCTCAACGCTTGGGCACCGACCTGGACCTTGTCCACGTTCAAGGTGTCGACGATCTGGAAATACTGGTCATACAGGTGGAGCCCATCCGAGAACGCGACGATCTTGCCGTCTTCGACCTGCATCTCAGCGGCTTGCAAGTACGCGAGCACGATCTCTTTCAATCTCTGCAGGCCGCCGAGGTTCTCAGGCAAGCCGGCGTACAGATCCCAGGACCGGAAATACACGGTCATATTCAACCGCCCGTTCACCACCTTGAATGATATAGATCGGAGACAAGGAGGGTCATCAAGAAAGGTGGTCTCAATGTTACCGATGCAGATCGTCGCTTGGTTGGTATTGCCGTTCGACGATACAAGCAACTCCACAATTCTGACCAACTGCTTGGAAATGAATTCGCCGTAAGTGTAGACCTCGTTGTCGCTCTTTTCCGATCCAACGATGTAGCGCAGGAAGTAGGCCTCGATCTTCTCGTCGCTTGTGGGTGGTGGCACCCCAGGCGGCAAAATCGGTGCAAGCGGGCGGGTCCCCGGTTGGTCAATGACGATCTTTACCCCCTCCAGCTGCTTGCGGATCTGACCGACATAGGACCCACCCTTTACCAGGAAATCATAGCCGTTCTTGACACACAGCCACATTACCTCCCGCCAGGCCGAGTCGATCGTTGCTGCCCTCACGCAGCAGCACTCTTCATTTATCATTTACTTGCTCCTTTGATTGGGTCCTAAATTCTGGTGTCTACATCTGCTTCCACTATCCACGGCCTTATCAGACTCTCCCCCAACTCCGTATACGCTTCCTTGGCCTCGGGGTACTTCTCAAACAACCGCCTGACCGCAGTCTCCATCCTCTCCCGGTGCCCGGCGACGTCGCTCTTTGGTGGGCGGTCGTCCGTCCATTTGTCGTTGAGCATGGCGTCGCGGAGGACAACAAGGGAGGTGATGGCTTTGGTGATGTGGTTCAACTCCGAGTCCGGGTCGATGTCCTCTCCCTCCCACCAGGAGTCAATGTGCCGGCGGGCGGCGTCGTAATAGACCGAACCCCTGACTCCAATAACTCTAAAATTGTGCCTGCCATATTTGAGGGCCCCTTCAAGCATGGCCACACCTACCTCGGCCATAACATTTTGGGGCAGCACAGACTGAGGTGGCTTCTTTATACCAATCGCGTCTTTCGGGTTTGATGGCTTGGTGTTGACTGTGCCTTTTCCGCCTTCTCTATCCAAAGACTCTAGGTAATCAGTTATAATAGCATCATTCATCCTTCCAACTCCTTTCTGACGTCCAGCATCAGGTCTTTGATGTCCGAATACCTCTTATACTCGTCGGTAACTTTTAGGCTCTTGTCGACCTTCTTGGCATCCTCGAGCGAAACAAAGATCCAGTAGGGTGCCTTAGCGTAACGGAAGTAGATACAGAACCCCGCCAACCCCCCCGCCATAACAAACCTGGTCATCTTCGGCGTCTGGGTGAAGCGGGATGCCGGCACTCTGGTCTCGCTCTTGCTCTCCTTACACTCCAACAGCATCATCGCCGAGCCGTCATACATCACTTCGTAATCGGCGGGCTGGGCAGGTACCCGGCCCATACAGACGCCGGCATCAGGGAATCGGTGCCCCCACCAGAGCGGGTCTTTCATCAGCTCCTTGAGGTGCTTTGTAAAAAGCCCCTCCGCTATTTTTCCGTCGCCACTTTGTCCCGCCATGCCGCTGTATCCTTTTTTAATAGGCCAATAATGTACTCACGAACAGAG